TTCAATCTGTGTTTCCATAGTAATCTTTTCGGAAGTAGGTTCATCCACTATAGGAGCACTTGGTTTTCTAGTCAAGAACCAATTGATAATTTTTAGTAATCTTAAAAACATTTTCAGTATAAATAGTTTTAATGGTAGAAAGTATTTTTATGACTTGGAGATATAACGACGAAGATTTTATGGAAACTCCAAAAGGTATGGAGGGATTTGTTTATTTAATAACAAATTTAACTAACGAAAGAAAATATATTGGAAAAAAATCTTTTTGGACAAGACGAAAAGATAAAAAAACAGGAAGAAGAAAAACCAAAGAAAGTGATTGGAAAAATTATTTTGGTTCTTGTGATGAACTAAATGAAGATGTAAAACTTCTTGGTGGGGATAATTTTTTAAGAGAAATATTATATCTGTGCCCACATAAAAAATCTATGTCTTATTATGAAACATATGAACAATTTAGAAGAGATGTTCTTTTGACTGATGAATATTATAACACAAATATAGAAGGTAGATTTTTCGTGAGTGAAAGAGAAGGAATATACGAAGTTGTTTTAAGAAATGATAAATTTAGAGAAGATAAAAGAAAACTTATGACTGGAGATAATAATCCAGCAAAAAGACCAGAAGTTAGACAAAAATTAAGTGAAATGTTTTCTGGAGAAGGAAATCCTATGTATGGAAAAAAACTTACAGAGGAGCATAAAAAAACACTCACAACATCCAGAAATGTAAAAGTGAGTGATGGGACAACCACTTGGGAAACTGTTACTTCATATATTAAGGAAAATAGGATAGGATTTCAAAAATATAAAAAATTATTAGAAGAGGGAACTATATTTTTGATTTCATAGTCAATATCTGTACTCATCAATTATATCAAGGACTTCGTTGATGTATTTATGGGCAAGTCCTTTAGAGTCCCAACTCGGTTGGTCTCGATACAATCTATCTTTTAATTTTAGTACACGAACTTTTATTTCGTCTTTAGTCAGTTGATTCTTAGGCATAAAAAAGGGGGAGATTGCTCTCCCCTATCTATCAAAGTTTGAAACCACTGAAGGTATCTTTCTTTACATCTTGTTTTATTCCACCAACCACATAACTTTCTACTTCCGTTTCCTGGGGTGCCACCTGGAGACCTTTAGAGGAAATCCAGTGCTGAGTCCAAGGAAGTGGATTATTGTTTGCTGCAATATCGTATTGGGGTTTCAACCCAATTGATTTAAGTCTTCTGTTTGCGATCCACTCTACGTATTGCTGAAGAAGTTTATCATTAAGTCCAATCATGCTTCCATCTTTGAACAGATAGTCTGCCCAACGTTTTTCTTCATTTACTGCACGATCAAACATAGCATATGTCCACTCTTCTTCCTCCTTCATGATTTGCTTCATCTCAGGATCATCACCCTCTTTCCACTTATTCAGAATATTTTGGGTGATTGCTAAGTGTTGATTTTCGTCTCTTGCGATAAGAGAGATGATCTTAGCTGATCCTTCCATAAGCTTAAGTTCACCGAATGCGAAAGAACAAGCAAAACTAACGTAGAACCGAATACCCTCAAGAATGTTAACGTTGGCGACTGCTCTATAGAGTTTTCTTTTAACATCGTTAATTGTTTCTTTTGCGTATGAAACTCCCTCAAGATTGTGTAACCAGGCATCGGATACACCATACTGCTGTGCTGATTGAATAAAGTCATCATACGATTCAGTCACACTCTTAGCACGTTCAAGAATACGATTGTCGTTGATAATAGTATCAAACACCTCAGAAGGATCTGAGTATACATTCTTGATGATGTAAGTGTAGGAACGACTATGGATCATCTCCATAAATCCCCACACTTCCATACATGCCTCAAGTTCTGGTAAAGAACAATAAGGAATAAATGCCATGCCAGGACCACGACCCTGAACAGAATCAAGCATGATCTGATACTTCAAATTAGAAGTATAGATATGCTTCTGCTCTGGTCGTAGTGTGTGATAATCTCCACGATCCTTCTGGAGAGAAACCTCCTCGGGTCTCCAGAAGTATCCTAATTGTTGAGTAGTCAGTTTATCAAAGACGGGATATTTGTAGGAATCATATCTCTGAACTCCAAGAGGTTTACCAAAAAACATAGGTTGTTTCTTGGTATTCACTTGCTCAGTGTTAAAAACAGTCATACCTTTGACTGAAGTAGTTTTCTCCACAGAAGAAACCTTAAACTGCACAGGATTCACACTCTCCCTCCTCTACTGAACTTAACTCATTAATTAGATTTTCCAATTCGGATTTCTTTTCTTCCACAATTTCATCAGTTTTAATATCGTAAGTATTCTGATAATAGGAATTTTTCCATCCGTACTTGTATGTAGTCAAGAAGTCATTTGCCATTACAGACACTGGAACTTCATTATCTGGATAATTTTCTGGATTATAACTCCAGTTACCAGAAATAGCTTGATCGAAGAACTTTTGCATTACTGCAACGATATTAATATATCCTTCATTAGATTTCATATCCCACAACAGGGTGTAATGATTCTTCAGTGTAGCATACTGTGGAACAATCTGCTTAAGAGGTCCTTTCTTGGATTTCTTAATGGACAAGAATCCACGAGGTGGTTCAATTCCATTTGTTGCGTTTGACACAACGGAACTGCTCTCCGATGGCATTTGTGCGGACAGTGTTGAGTGCCTGAGACCGTGTTCCTGGATAGATGCTCTAAGAGTTTCCCAATCATGCTGAAGTGAAATAGAAGAGATTTCGTCTACATCTTGCTTGTATGTGTCGATAGGAAGAATTCCATCGGCATACTTAGTACGACCAAAGTTTTCGCAGTATCCTTTCTCTTTAGCAAGTTGATTAGATGCTTTCAGAAGATAATACTGGAAGGACTCGGAGAGACCATGAACTGCATCCCATGCTTCTTGTGATGAATAATCATAACCGAGTTTGGCAAGATAATGTGCCAAACCAATATAACCAATTCCAAGGGACCTACGTGCCTTTGTAGCAAGTTCTGCAGCACGTACAGGATACTTCTGATAGTCAATCAATTCATCTAATCCACGAACTGAAAGATCACAGAGATCCTCAAGTTCTTCATCAGACTTAACCTTACCCACATTAATGGCAGAGAGAATGCACAGAGCAATCTCACCATTCTCATCATCAATATGTTGAATAGGATAAGTTGGGAGTGTAATCTCTTGACACAAGTTGCTCATCTCAACTTTATCCTTGAAGGATGAGTGAGAGTTGCAGTGATCAATATTCATAATGTAGATGCGACCTGTCTCCGCACGTTCCTTGAGAAGATTAAGAATGAGTTCCTGTGCCTTAACAATTTTTTTCTTAACGGACGGATCCTTTTCATATGCACAGTAGAGATCATCAAAATCAGAGAGTCCAAATCGATCATAAAGTCCAGGTACATCATGCGGGGAGAAAAGCGTAATCTCACCATCCTGAATGAACCTCTCATAGAAGAGTTTGCTGATCTGAATGCTGTAATCAAGTTTACGAACACGATTGTCCTCCGTACCCTTATTATTCTTGAGAACCAGAATGTCCTCTATTTCTTGGTGCCAGATTGGGAAGTGGACTGTCGCGGATCCACCTCGTATGCCATTTTGCGTGCAACATCTGACAGTTGCTTCAAACTTCTTGAGAAATGGTACAACACCCGTGTGTTGAACTTCTCCACCTCTAATTTTGCTGTTGATGCCACGGATTCGACCAGCGTTGATGCCGATTCCCGCCCTCTGTGCAACGTATCTGCCAATAGCCATATCACTACTAAAGATACTATCGAGGGTGTCATCAACGTCAACAAGCACACAGCTAGCAAATTGTCTAAGCGGAGTTCGCACTCCCGCCATGATTGGTGTGGGGATGTTGATTTTGTGTTTGGAGATTGCGTCATAATACCTCTTGACATATGACATACGGGTTTCTTTGGGATACTCTGCAAAGATAGTCAGAGCAATCATCATGTACATAAACTGTGGGGTTTCATATACACCACCACTGCTTCGATCTTGCACGAGGTACTTATCAACAACCTGACGCAATCCAGCATAAGTAAACAAAAAGTCACGGTCATGATCAATAAATGATTCCGCACGTTCAATATCTTCTTGAGAATACTTATTATAGATATCACTATCGTAAACCTCAGCAGAAACACAATCAATAATGTGTTGCTCCATAGTAGGAAGTTCTTTCATCTTCCCATAGAGTTGCTTGCGAACAGCAAAGAGAAGTAAACGTGCAGCAACATATTGATAATTAGGATGCTCAAGATCAATCAAATCGGATGCACTGCGAATCAGGATCTCTTGAATCTCTGAAGTTGTTATTCCATCATAAAATTGAATACCTGACTTCATCTCAACTTGACTTGCAGAGACCCCTGCAAGACCCTTACATGCCTCTTCAACCATCACATGCATCTTATCGAGATCAATACTCTCAATAGATCCATTTCTCTTTGTAACCTTTAGACCGTTGCTCATATTTTCTTCCAGGTGGTAAATTTGAGTTTTGCTTCTAGACCAGAATAGGTATTAGATTCTATCATAGATTGAACATCAAGTCCAGATAGAACCATATCATTAATATCTTTTTGAGTCACTGTGGTTGGATAAATGACGACGGATTCTCCACTCTCAATTTTAGATTGGATTCTCCTGACGATTTCTGCATTACGTGGTTCGTTATCGTAAATCCAAACACGCCTGCTAATACCCCACTTATCAATATCACCATCAGCTCCACACATAGCAATTGAGTTGCGAACGAATGTTGAGTCAAATGGACCTTCGGTGATGTATACAATTTGATTTTTTTCGACTTCATCAAGACCATAGATTTTTGGTGCGTCATCATTAAGCATCACAGTAATGTATTTAATCTTTGATGGACCGAGTGCTCTTCCCTGAAATCCGACTAAGGTATCTTGATAGAACAAAGGAATAATAATCCTTGGTTCATCTTTAACTGTAGAGTCAAATGTGAGTTTTAAAGAGTTGGTCCACTCCTTAAATTTTTCAGTGTAATAAAATTTATAAGGGTTTAGTTTTCTTCTTTCCAGATATGCCCTTGAGTCAGGATTTTCTGATGCTCTTGGCAAATCCAACTTTGGTTTGAACTTGGGAGTTTCAAACTTAAACTCTGGTTCATCAACGACAAAGTTTTTTCCTGTAGTTCCCTCTTTAAATTTTTCAAATGTATATTGCTTGTGAGTGTTAATATCTAGTTGTTTTAAAAAATTATTGAAAGATATATTCAGACCACAGTTGTGGCACTTAAAGTTTGTATTGTTTTTGACTTGATATAGGTATCCTCGTGCTTTATTCTTATTCTTCTGAGAATCTCCACAAATAGGGCACCGAAAATTAAAAAGATTATTCTTTACTTTTTTAAATTTCTGAAGTCGTGGAGAAATCAAATTGATGTACTTAACATCAACAAAATCCATAATCAAGCCTTAAAGTTGCGTTGCTCTATTATAGATGCCTGAGGTTCTAATGTCAAGATTTCTATGACACGGGTATTGTTGACAAGAAAAGTTATGCAGGCAATTGCTCCGATTGCCATCCAAACTCTCTTCTCTATCGTTTGTACTCTTGTAATAAGTGCGTCATAATCCCTGTCAACTTTATCACGGAGTTTGTCAATTTTAGCAAAGAGTATAGTGTCGGTTTCCTCTTGCTTGGTGATCCTTTGCTCATGGACCGCGAGCATCTTAGTTACATTACTATTTACTTCACTTAATTTTTCAATAGCATCATCTATCTTGACGATGATATCTTTAAGATCTTCTAGTTTTTGTTCTAAGATTGCTACTTTAATTTCTTCGGCCATGGGAGGATTTGAGGTAATCTAACCATTTTTTGCGAGATCCAGGTCCACCTTTAGAATAAGTTTTAACAAACTTTCTAGGTAAAAAAAACATTTTTGGACTTCTACCAGCAACTGGACCTGCTGGATCAGAAGAACTGGAAAATCCACCAGAAGTTCCAGGAGCATTTGCAACCATTTGCTCTCTAATCATTTGAATAATTCTATCAAGTTTGTTCATTTGATTTAAAAATCTTCTGGAGTTGTTTTAAACAATTTAGATCAACAGGAATATCATGAAGATAACATTTAGGATACTCTGGTATTTTATTCAGAAATAAAATAAATGTTTTCATCGTAGACCATAATTCTTTTTCAATCTTAAAGAACAGCATAGGTGTTGCTGCTTCACCAAAGATATTATAAAGAACGATAAAATGATTGATCAAAAGGGGAACCTTAAGTTCCCCCGTGTTCCTATATCGTTTCAAAAGTCTTTTAATGTATTTGAAATGATTTAGATCTTTATCAAAATCTTCTTTCGTGACTGCCTGAGGATTCTCATAATTTTTAATGGCAAATAGGAGGAAGTTATCCTCATTCAGTTCATTAAAGATCATATACTATCATGCAACAGTTGGATCCTGGTCATAAATTGGCAAGTTGCCTGTAGTGATACCAGACATCGCAACGAGAGTTTCAGTCTTAACTCTTAATGCTCCTGTATTATCAAGATATGTTGTCACACCAACCCATCCTTGATGAGTAAGGGCATATGAAGTTCCCTGTGCTGCTGCAATTCCACCATCAGCAACACCATAAATGTGTGGTTCATAATTAGTATTGATCTCAGACCAACGAGAATCAAGGACAGTGTACTTTGGCAGTTCACTAACATAGAAAGTTGTAGCAGCAATAGCAGCACCACTAAGACCCATCGTTGATGCGATAGAAAGTTGAGTTGTGCTTGCAATACCAACAATCACAGCATTTCCAATTTCACTTCTTGGACCAAATCTAATTACATCACCCGTTGCTGCGGCTCCTACTTGACCGAAAGTGGTTCCAGAACCAGTTACTACAAGGGTGCTGTAATCAAGTGATACTGTACCACCGGAACCCTTTGCATCATTATTTCCCCAGAGTGCCATGTGTCTTTCCGTAAAAAATTATTTGCTATGAATATTTATAAAAAAGGGGACCCTTGTATTCAAGAGTCTCCTTAAGATTTTTTATTTCTAAACTCAGGGAGTAGGATCTACTGCACCTTTCTTTTTGAGATGTTGTTGAACTTGAAGAAGAACAAAAGAAACAAGTCCATTTGACTTCAACTTATTATTTGCACCTAAGAATTCGGAAATAATGAGAAGAATGGTAGCAATAGCAGCTTCATTTGCTTTTGCCCATGCCAGGATAACTGCGAGAGACATAATAACCTCCGATAATGGTCCTGAGTTATTTAGAAAAAACCCTTGTTAAAAAGAGATTAATAAACTCCTTTTCTTGCGGATTGCAATCTGGTTGTAAGTTCTCTTACCTTTTGAACCTGGATTTTCTTCTTCTGCATCTCAGATGCCTTATCTACTGCTGGTTCAGTTGGTTCATCCATCTGTTCTTTAACTTGAGGAAGACCCTTATGCTTGGTCTTGGCAAAGTCTTTTGCTTGCTGCTTTGTCATACCTGCTGCTGCCTTTGCAACTTCAGGTGAAGGTGCTTCCATTTCACCTTTCTTTACAGCATAAACCATTCCCATAAACTTTTGCTGCTGCTTGCTAAGTGCTTTCTCATCAATCTGCACTTCTTCACTTCTTATTGAAGTGAGTAAAGAATCTAACTTACTTGCTTTTCTTTTTCTCTTTGGAGCAGCAGCAGGTGCTTTTGCTTTTGGTGCTGCTGCTTTTTCAGTTGCTGCTTTTGGTTTTTGTTTTGCTGGGGTTGTTGCGCTACCCTCCCAAGGATCGGAGGGTTTCTCTGCCTTTGGTTTTGGTTTTGGTTTTTGAGGAACTGTGGAACTTCCTTCCCAAGGATCAGCAGGTTTTTCTGCTTTCTTCTTGGTAGGTGGAGTATAAGAACCACTACCTACTCTTTCTTTAGTTCCTGCACCAGCACCACGATAGGTTGATGGTTTTCTTTCTGCAGTATGTGGTTTTTTATCTCCACTTTTCATCTTACGAGCAACACCTAATGCACCTTTAGCAACCTTTCTTACTCCAGATGCTACTGCTTGTTTTGCTGCAGTTTTGGCACCACGAACTTTACTAGAAAGTTTTTGCCTTGCCAGTCTTCCAACTGACTTTAAAAGATTACCTTTCTTTTTCTCTCCCGCAGTAGGAGTATCGTGACCGAAAGTTACTTTTGCTTCAGTTAGTGCATACTCGATTGCTTCCTCAATATCATCTTCTTCATAACCTTCTTCCAGAAGTTCATCATAAACACTTTCGACAACATAATCCATCTCATCAATCTCTACCATCTCAAGTAGAGTTCCATCCATATTTTCTACGGATTCTTTGAAATCTGGATTAATGGTGATTTTATTATTTACTTTTTTTTCCTTGACTTCTTTTTTTGCTTCAATATCATCCATGACCTCAGAAAGGTCTTGTCTCCAGTTTGAGAAAGACTCTTTCATTTTTTTCTTAGAAATCGCAGAACCACGAACCTTTCTGCGATTTAATAGATACTTATCAGACTTATCACTATCACCGTCATTATCAATATCAGAATCCTCTTTTCCAACAGGGTCTAATGCTTCCGTCTTCATCTTCTCACGTTTTGCCTTTGCTTTTGCAAGCAATCTTTCTCTTGCTGCTTCCTGTTCAGATTTAGGAATAGCAGTTACTGCTCCAAGTCTCTCAGCAGGTTTTCCAGGAACGGCAGACTCTGCAACCTGCTCCAGATAAACAGCAGAGATATCGTTAAGGATGTTCATCGACATGAGTATAAGTGATTAGTTCTTTACCTTATACTTATTTATGAATTCCTTCACATTAGATTGCTTATACCCACTGTATGGTTTTGCTCCAGGTTGCAGATTCATCTTATCACCTTTCTCAAATCCAGGTGTCATATCAGCAGCATACTTAAAGTATCCACCAGTTCCAACGAGAGTATTTGGTTTTCCAGGAACTCTTTCCTTTCTTTCCATTTTTATCTCAGTATACTCCATCACATCTCTAATCCAAGATTTAAACATAAAACCTTCTTCGGTTACACAAATAAGATGATTAGCACCTCTACGAATGATTTCTCCAACCAATCCAGTATTTAAGTTTTCTACAATATCACCCATTCTAAAAATCTTTTTGGTGACATAATGCTCACGGAGATTGAACATATCAAACTTAGGAGCAATCTCCCAGAGTGCATAACTTTCTTTCTGAACTTTAGATTTCTTTGCACCCATTCCTTGACGAACTGCATCAAATAAAGAACGAGCATCACCATCATCAAGTGTCTCAGGAGTCCCTTTACGGAATGATTCAAAGTCATCATCCATCACAGCCTTTCTCATCTTAGATGCGGACATTCCAGATACACCTTCAGCATCTGCATCACGAACACCAGCAGATACAACACGAATCAAATCGAAATCATAAAGATCTCCGTTGTATTTCTGAGCAAGATTTTCAAACTCTGCTTGTCTATCAGAACCAACGACTATGTTTACATTTGAATATCCAGATTCTGCTGCTGCAATCAGAACATTAAAAATTGATTTCATCTCAGCATCATTAATAATGTTCTCTTCATAGTCAGGGAACATCTTCTTCATGAATGAAATCTTCATATCAGGATCAAGAGGATTCTTCTTAGGATCCTGTGTTCTTGAAGGATAAATCTTAAGGTCTCCATCAGCGGCAACTTTATCTGCAGACTTTAGAAGTTTCTCATGTCCTACTGTTGGTGGATTGAAACGACCAAATACAACAGTCAGAGTGTCACTTGCAGTATCTTGTCCTTCTTCTTCCGGTGCAGCAGGTGATTTCTTCTGTGTGGGTGCTTGTTGTTGTGTCTTTGCTTGAGATGTTGTTGGAGTTGCTGCTTTTCCTTTCGTTTCGGGAGGAACATCTCTTTGCCCTACTTTTTCACCCCTCTTATAGAACTTGAGTTTTCCCTGTTCAGTTTTCGCAACAAATTCTCCACGGGAATCATACCATCCCCCATGCCCATCACTCTTAAGATTGAGTTTCTTTGCTTGTAATGATGCCTGAGATTGTGTTGCCTCAGTTAAAAATTGGAAAAAACTCTTCATGGTTTATCTTAATATACTTATATTTATTAATTCAACAAAAACGAAGGATCTTTATCTAAATCATAATTGCTTTTTTTCAATCCAGAAATTTTAAGAGCCATTAAAAAAGACCATCTTTCTTGACTGGCAGAATTTGTTTTTATCCTTATTCTAATATTGCTCTTCCCAACCATAGAAGAAAATCTTGGTACACCAAATTTTTCAATATCTTTACCCATATAATATAATCCAAAACCCTTTACTTGAATATAATAAGTATTTTTTGAATTATAGTATTTTTCAACTGCTTCGGCAGCACCTTTTCCTTCCATGAGAAACTTGTCGGGAAAATTTTTCAGATCCAATTTTCTTGCTATTTTTCTTTTTGCTAAATTAGAATAATCATTACCAAGAACAAATCTTTGAGGGGGATTTTTTTCTGGTTTCCACCAATTATTTGCTTGACCAACAATATTAAATTCTTTTGCAATTCCTATCATAGTTTGAGCAGCTTCTTTTTGATTACTACTCTTCCTCTCATCTATATAAAATTTATTAATTGTTGTATCATAATCCATATTTAACTGAGCAAAATCAGCTGATAATTTTTCCTTTAACTCAAACTTAGTAACTTTAGGAGCATTTTTTGGAAGTGTTATTTCCAAGTCAGCCTTAGCATTATCAGCTCCTGCAGGATCTCCACAAGTAAATCCTTTGGATCTAAGGTCTTTAATTAAATTTTCTTCATATAAAAATCCAGCATTAGATGTTATTGGTTTTGCACCAGGAGCATCACCATCAATTAATGCCTGGTCATCCTTTACCTTAGTCATTTATACAAATACTTTTTAAGTATTTAGAAATGGAGAATAGGAGACTCGAACTCCTGACCTCCTGAATGCAAATCAGGCGCACTACCAACTGTGCTAATTCCCCAAATATAAAGATTACAAAACCCCCCAACTAAAAAGTCAAGGGGTTAGAGCAACCTTCCGATTTATTTATCAGTCCTTATAAGTTCCTGCTCTTCTTGCTGCTTTGTTTCCTGTTCCCCCAATTCCAGAATATGATTTTGGCCAATTGGAACCTGCTACTTTACGGTTAGGAGGAGTTCCCCCAAGTCCGTCTCTATTAGAGCGTCCGATGTGCTTGATTAGTGCGACATTAGCACCTTGACCTGCTTTTGCTCTACCAGAAGGAGTAGAACGCTTAGCAATCATTTCTGCTGCTTTTGCTTTACCTTTTTCGCTAGTGATTGCTTCATCAAGAATTGCATCAACAATCTCTTCATCAATCATATTTGCCATCATCCACTTTGCTTCTTCCAAAGTTTCAGCAAATCCTTCTGCTTGGAGGAACTCAAGAACTACATCAAAAATATCAAGTTCTTCATTCTTAAGTGCTGCTGCTCTTCTTGCTGCTTTGTTTCCAGTTCCACCATAAGATCTAGACTTAACTGGATTTTTAGCAATTTTTGGATTAGGTGGTGTTCCTCCAAGATTATCTACATTAGCACGACTAATATGTTTAATTGCAGCAACAGAAGCACCTTGACCAGACTTTGCTCTACCAGAAGGAGTGGAACGCTTAGCAATCATTTCTGCTGCTTTTGCTTTACCCTTTTCGCTGGTGATTGCTTCGTCAATAGGAGCATAAACTTCAGAATATGCTTCCATTAAACCACGTAGTTCTTTAGGATCCATTTTTACAAATACTTTTTAGTTATTTATAAAAAAAAGACCCCGAAGGGTCAAACACTAAGTACTGCACCAATACTATCATCAAGTTGCTGAATTACTTCACGAATATCAGTTACACGAGGAGGAACACTTACTTCATCATAAGTATATCCTTTTTGGGCATCGAATAAAACTTGACGAACTGCTGCTGCTGCACGAGCATCTAGTTTAAGTGTTACTTGTTTTTCTTTAGTCACAGGTCTCCCTCCACACGGTTTTCGGAACGTTCAATACTAAATGCACCCTCAGGATAACGGGCACTCAGTTTCTCAAAGTTCATTTGAATTACTTCTTCAATAGAAATATCAAGTCCAATACATGCCTGAGAAACATACCACATGATATCTCCAAGTTCTCGTTTCAGGTGAAAGAGATTTTCTTCAGTTACTGGTTTACCTTGAAAGATAATCTTCTTTACAATCTCAGTAAACTCACCTGCTTCTGCAGACATACCTACAGCAGCAGTAAGCAGTCGCTCGGTAGGAAATCCGTTCTCACGAAGTTCAAGGAGACGATCGATGAACGGGGTGTGTTCTTTACTCGGACTTGAGGTAGTCGTATTAACGAACTCGACATACTTGTTAAGATCAATAGTCATACAATAAAAGGTTCTAATTCGGATTGGGGTAAAATTTGTTGTGCTGGAAGTTGTAAATCATCATCCAGTCTTACATGAGGAACATTAACTGTCTCAGGATTCAAATGTTTAACCTGACGATAGGTTCTTGTAGAATCAAATTCGACAAGCATAATAGCATCTCGGATACTTGCACAATCGGCAATTTTTTTACCATTCTTGTCAAATACCGAATAGTAGTTCAAAACTTAAATCCCTCAAATGATTTCTTTGGTTTTCTATCTTCAAAATCATACTCCTCTTCTTGTTTATTGTCAAGGATATCATTCTGAGCAGACTGTTCGCAATCATAAAGACGCATCTTTGCACGATCAATACCAACCACAAAACGTTTATGAATAGTTGGATCATTATAACGATTCTTGAGTTGCTTTACAAGAATCTGACCCAGTTCTTCGAGTTCTTCTGTAGAAATCAGAGCAAACATAAGGTCTGCAGTGGCAGGAAGACCGAAAGATTCTGAGGTATCAGTCAGTTCCACATCAGAAGAACCATAACCAGAACGAGTTGTTTGAGTAGCACTGACGATAGGAACATTAAATTCTACAGCAAGACCACGAAGTTCTTCTGCAATTGCCTTGATATAAGAATAAGAGTTGACAGAAAGATTTCCCTTATATCGTGAAGATGCACAAATGTTCAGATAGTCAATAAAGATAATATCTGGACGGAATGACTTTTTCAAAGCAAGTTCACTCAGAAGAGATTTGAAATGCCCAGAGTGTGCGGATGCAGTTGGATACTCTTTGATAATTAGAGTGCCTTGTGTCTTCTTAGCAAGGTTTGTGACCTTGTTCTCGAACATCTGTTTCGGAAGATCCCCAATATCCTGAATCGGTACATTAAGAAGGTTTGCGTCAATTCGTTCTGCAATTCGTTCTTCCGCCATCTCAAGAGTGATGTAGAGAACGTTCCTGCCTTGCAATAAGACGGAAGCAGCAACATGGCACATAAAGAGACTCTTTCCGACACCCGTACCAGCAAGAGCGATATTGAGAGTCTTATTAGGTAAACCACCTTTTGTGATTTTGTTAAAGTATTCAAGGTCGAATTCAATTTTCTCTTCCTTCTTATGATAGGATTCGTATCTTTGTTCGTAGTCTAGCAGATAATCGTGTCCGATATGTGTATCGAAAGATACTGCTAAAGCATCTGAAAGAATACTAGGAATACTATCACGATTTTTCTTCTCATCTTTACCATCTGCAATATGGATAGACTCCATAAGTGCGATGTAAATAGCACGATCACGACACCACTTTTCCGTGGTATCTACCAACCAACCAAATTCAATCGGAACATCATCGAGATTTTGAATCAGATGGACGATTTCCTTAAAAGAAGTATCATTAATATCTTTGCGTTTCTCAACTTCAATACAAAGAACTTCTTTTGTTGCTGGTTGATTATAATTTTGAATGAATGACAGAATTTCTTCAAAGACAATTCTTTGATTCGTATCCTCAAAGTATTCAGATTTTAGAAATGGTATAACTTTTCTTACATATTCCTCATTATGTAACAGGTTTCTAAGAATTAGAAACTCAACTTTCTCCATAACTAAATTCCTTACGTGCGATTTCGTCCAATTGTTGCATCACTTCTTCAGTGAAGTATATTTCAGGTTCTTTCAGAATCTGCTTAGCATAAAGTTTCTTACCATCAATCTCATAACGTCCTGCTACATTCTTCCAGAGTCCACCAATCTCACCAAGTTCCAAAAGACCATAGTAACGATCAAGACCGCGCTCATCATAATACAAACGGACTTCAACATCTTTGTTCTCCTTACTCAAACGCGACTTAGCAGTCTTAGCTTTAATAATATTGCCGACCACTTCCGTTCCGTCCTTTTCTTTCTTTTTGCTGAGATAAATGATCGTGCTTGCTGCGTACTTGAGTCCAGAACCTCCTCCCATTTCTTTCGTTGGTACATAAGCTCCGATGACATCGTATGTATGATTTGTGACAATAAGCGGGACATTTGCTTGACCTAATTTAAGTGTGAGCATTCGGAAGGCACCTTTAATAAGTTGAGATTTAGTCATGTCTCGAACTTCTTTTTCATTCAGTGCATCAGTAATCTCTTTAGTTGTGGAGAGCATACCTAAAGAGTCTAGCACAAACATACAAGGTTTGCGTTCCTCTAGAGGTTTCTTGAGATACATGTCTACCGCTTTGAGTGCCTTTGTACGAAACTCTTCAATAGTAACGACGTTAACAACAACCAGACGAGTAGTATCAATTCCACGGGATTCGATCAAAGATTTGGTGATAGCAGCCTCAGTGTCAAAGTAGAGACAGTAACCATCGGGATGAGTATCAAGAAAGTTCTTAACCACTGCGAGAGAGAAAAAAGTCTTTCCAGTAGAAGACTCTCCAGCAATAGCAGTAATCTTATTCCCAGATACACCACCAAATATGCTACCTGAAACCAGTGCATTAAAAATGTATGACCCCGTATCGACATAAGTTTCTGTTTCGTCAATATCTGCTGCAAGTTTAGTGAAGTCATCACCAATCTCTTTTACAATATCTTTAAGGAAATCCATTAGGCAAAAAATGAATCAAGGTTTACAGTTTTTTCCACACTCCATCCAATCGAATCTAGGATGACTTTCATAGGTTCTAGAAATGCTTTCTCAAATTGTAAATCGTAGTCAACGTATTTGTCAATCCCAAGTTCCCGTGGGAAATCTTGAATATATGAGATTACATTTTCATGAATAGAGTTTGGTTTTTTGAGATAGCAGAACTTAATTTTTTCTCCATTCTGAATAAGAGAATACTTGTTTGTAAGATTCTCTTTCTTAATGTAGTGATTATAAAGAAGTGCTCCACGAACGTGAATAGGTGTTCCCTTTTCGTAGATTGAAGCACTGGATTTATACTTATTTACATCAGATGCAGAACGAGGGAATGATACTTGCTCTGGTGGAAGTTTCTTAAAGTCACTCCTACTCTTTTCAATAAAGTCAATCACATCATCTTCAGTTCCACTCATCATTAGTTTCAGTGCATCCTTAATCATCTTACGACAGGGTGCTGGAGTAGATGATTTAACTGCCTCAATACCCATAATCTTGAGTTTTGGTTCAGTATATCGAACACCTTCACTATCCCAAACGTTGAGAATATAACGCTTCTTTGCAGTCCAGATACCACGATCCGCAATATTCTCACGTTTCATGAACATCTTCTGGTCATAAGCATTTACATAGTCAGCCAGTTCTTGGTAAGAACTTTCAATATATTTTTCAAGTTCCATTTGACACACCTTATCAAGGAATGAAACGATGCTCTCAGTAGTTTTCTCTCTTCCTTTGAATACACATTCAACCAAAGGGCCCATATTAAGGTAAATAGAATCAGTATCTGAAGCAATAACATAGTCAACATTCTCCGTCTTAAGAATCTTGTTGAGGTAGGTGTTCATCTTTCCCTCAATCCAACGAATAGCAACCTGTCCCGAAAGAGTGATTGCCTCAGCATTTTCTAGTTTGAAATACCTGAAATACTGATTGCCGATAGCACCATAAGCAGAGTTAAGAGAAATCTTCTTTGCCATTTGGATGTTGTTACACCTTGCAATCTCCTTTTCAAGTTCTTTTGTTGGTGTTTTTTCATATTCTTTTTTTGCTACAATCATCTTCTTTTTGAAGATAACTCGTTCGTTATACATCTTCTCCATTAGTTCGGGAAGCATTCCACGGAAGTCCTTACGGTACATGGCACCATTAGCACACACCGCATAGTCCTTATGCAACTCAAAACTAACCTGCTGATTAAGAATCTTATCCACAGAAGCAGTGGGATGCCTCTCATCCATCAGAGTTTCTGGTGAGATGTTATACATCATAATTAGGTGTGGATATAGAGAGTTCAAGTCAAAGTTAACAACCCAATCATACACTCCAGGCTTTGGTTCCTTTACATAAGCACCAGCATACTTCGCATCTTTCTCTGTTTTTTCTTTTGGTGGAATAACAACATTACGTTTTTTCAGATAGTTGTAGATAATATTATCCCACATCCGAACCTGAAAGAATACATCAGCATAGTTTACTTTTGCATCATATGCCATCGTAATCGCAAGTTCGATGAGTTTCATCTTGTCCTCAAGACGATCCACCAGTTCCACGTCAACGATGTTATATTCTACAAACTTTTGCCAGTCTTTAGTATAGAAATCTTTAAATGTATCAAACTCTGAGTGATCGAGTTTCTTCTGCCCAAGTTCTACTTCAGCAATATAATCGAGACGATATGATTCTTGTGCTTTATAAGTAAACTTCTTATAAAGATCAAGATAATCAAGTTGAGTGATACCACCAACATCATAAGAAATCTGCTTTCTTCCCATTACTACAACTTCTCTTTCACTCACAAGTCCCCAAGGAGAGAAAGATTTCATCATCTTCTCACCCAAAACTCGATTGAGACGACGACAAATATATGGAATATCGTAAAACTGAATATTCCAACCCGTGATTACTTCGGGGATATTTTTTATCCAATAATCAAGAAAGTTTTGAAGAAGTTGGTACTCAGATCCACATTCAATATACTTTACATTTGATTGTTTATTGTTGAAAGGTTTTACGCCCCAGGTAACGATTTTCTTAGTTGCATAATCCTGAATAGTAATAGTCAGAATTTCTTCAGAAGCAGATTCAGTATCTGGGAATCCATTCTCGGAAGCAACCTCAATATCAAGAGTTGCCAGTTTAATTTTTGTGATATCAAACTTAATCTCATCTTCAGGATACTTTTCGGAAATATACTGAAAGACATAACGATCGTTACCGTAGATTTTGAATCCATCTACGTTCTCGTATTTCTTATAAAACTCTCTACATTCCCGAACAGAACCAGGAACAATCGGTTCAACATTTTCACCATCAAGAGTTTTATACTTTGATTCTTTTTTGGAAGGAACAAAGAGAGTTGGTGAAAACTCTTCTTTGAACATTACACTTTTACCATTTTCATAACCACGAACGAGAAACTGATTCCCGATCATTTGCACGTTGGTATAAAATCTCATTTAATCAAGTTCTGGTACTTTTCAAGAAGTGTTGGTTTGGGATCAGCAATTGTCAGAATCTTATCGGAGTGAATCATAAAAGTATTCTGAGAACAAACTCCAACTAACCAAGGAGAAAGAGTTTCATCTGCTTCATTTAAAATGAAAGGTTCAATCAACTTACAATCTGGTTCTCCAAGTTCTGATGGGACTTCTTCAATCTGCGATACCAGAATCTGATTGTTCATCAGTAAAATCAACTTCGTCATTTTGTTCTCCAACTTTTAATACATTTTTTTCATACATATTCTTTAGTTTTTCCAGTGGTTCCACAAGAGTAACTACCCAATCACTGGGAACTGGAATCTGTTCATCCTTCGTAAAGGGAATCCAAGGAAAAAGATTGATATCAAAAGAGTGCTTAAGTGTATCCTCATTATTCTTAGAAAGAATCTCAAAATCTTTCAAAAGAACAACCTGAGGTTTATTAAACAAATATCCAACTACTCGTTCATCCACTATCATTTCTTGAATATCGGAAATAATATTCTCTCCAGATTTCAAATGAGCAAGTTTTACAGTCATAATACTCCAATACCTCCAACTACTATACCAATAAAAAGAGGGGAAGTCAACTGGATTTTGCCAGTCGATCCCCTGCGCCGACGATATTCAATTATATTTATTCAATCCCCACCAGCACTTGATGATGATCTTTTAGCACATGCTTTTCCTCCAGGAGCCATAGCATAAGGAATTGTTTTGTAACATTTCACTTTTGTTTTTTCTGGAGGATTTCCAAAATCTCCCACTTTCTCCATAAATTGCTGGAAGGTTTTCATGTTTTTTTTCTTTTATTTAGATATAATCCCTTCTCTGATGATGGTCTGGAACAATCTTTTTCAATTCAATTCTAAGGAGTCCGTCTTCGAATGTGACGTTGGATACTTCTGTGTCGTCGGATAAAGTCCAGGCTCGTTTGAAACTTCTTTGAGCCAATCCCTTGTGGATAAACGTCTTGTCCGATTCGGAATCTGATTTTTGTCCTTCGACAAAAAGTTTTCCATACTCTGTGTACGCATGAACTTCCTCCTTTTTGAATCCAGCAAGAGCAATTTCTAGATGAGATTCTACATTACTTATCTGAACAAGATTGTATGGGGGATAATTTGATGTAGTTTCATGAACATTAAAGATACGATCAAGATATTCATCCATCCCGATACTGTTACGTGTAATCTTATCCAGAAGAGCAGGAAGATCCGCAGATGTATACCTTGTGAGGTTAGTCATTATTGTAGCTCCTTTTAAAGCGAGTTTGTTTTTTGTGGACCCTTTCGGCATCCACTACTAATTATACAAGTAATCATAAAAAAGAGGGTGTTGAACCCCCTACAAAATCATTCGGTTTCCTGTCCCTTTCCTTTCTTACCGATATTGTACTTCTGTTCCAGAATCCAATCGTTCTTATCTTTGTAAGCAAGGACCTTGATTTGATTCAAAGGAGCAATATCGATAATAGAGTCTTCTTTCACAACAGTGATGAGTCCCCAATCGGACAGAAGACGAGTGATACGATTTCTACGTTGAACGTCATTCACCGTAAGGTTTGCATGTTTACCATCAAGAGCAAACAATTCTTTAAAGTGAACAACATAATACCTACCCTGTTTGTGCAGAATATGGCATGATTGATATAGTTTTTTCTCCTTTCTGGACGCAACTCCGATACGAGTCAAAGTTTCACGTACCTTCAGAAAATCATCAGGTTCATTCAAAACGACCTCCACCATCATATCGGGAGACCAGTTTACTTGTGGTTCAATTGTTTGAGTAGTCATTTCGTTCCGCCAGTTTCAAGTCGTTGTTTAATAAAATTAAGTTGTTCTTTATTTAGAATCTTCAAAGCTTGAGATGCTTTATCATTACTATAACCATAGTATTGTTTAACGCATTCTAAATCTTTGACTTTATCTTTACGGAGCCAGGGAGAAAATCTCTTCCGTTTCCTAAGACTATTTAGATAAAAAGAATACTGCATGTCTTTGTCAAGATGAGAATTCATATTCATCTCATTTGCAAATAAGATACAATCAATATGACCAGACAAACAACGATTAATAATGAATGAAGGATAATCTTTAATGTCCTCAGAAAGATCTTCTTTTGTAAAGTTAATGGAGTTTAACCAATCTTTTAATTCACTCATAAAGAAGACTCTCCAAGGGATTATTTTTTACAATAGGATAGTTAGTGACTAAGAGTTCTGTTTTCACATTTTCATCAGTTCCTTTGTCTCCACGATGTGCCATGGAGTAACGAAGTTTCCAATATGTCAACTCATAATCTTTGTATAGTTCCAGAAGTCTATCGTTTACATTATAGGTAATCATAAACTTATGTGGACACTTATAGACATTCTCTGCAAATACATCGTGGTCAAATGACTTGTGCATCTCACGGTTCTTACCATAAAGAAAATCCTTGATGTCATAAGGAGGATCTAAGAATACAAACACATCATCTCCAGGTGCATTCATTACTTCGGAGTAATCAATATTTGTAATCTTCCAATTCTTCATCAGTTTGGAATACTCTTTGAGTTTCTCAATACCAACGAAAGAGAAGTTGGAACGAGAAGCAGTAACTGAGAATGTACTGTTCTCTGTAAGACCAGAGAAACTACACTTATTCAAGATGAAGAAACTTGTTGCTCTCTCAAGTCCCTCTTGAGTATTGATGTCTACACGAGTTTGATTAAAGAGTTCTTTATGAGCAGCATCTTTCTCATCCTGAGTTCCAAAGTCAGATACTTTAGTTTTAATCTCTTTCAGTCGTTCGGATAGTTCTTCTCCATTATCACGAAGTTGAACCCAGAAGTTGTATAGAGGAACATATAAATCATTAATCCAGACAGGGACATCTGGATATGCTTGAGTAGTATAAAACGCAACAGAACCTCCACCAATAAAAGGTTCCCGATACTCTTTAAAGTTTTCAGGATACCAAGGAGAAAGAGTCTTAGTTGCTTTGGATTTACCACCAGGATAACGAAGACAAGTTTTTAATGGAAAAGTTCTTACTTTCATTTAAACTCACACTCACACATAATTTCGGTTAGTGCTGCCAAGAGATTTATTTCTTGGTCTGCAACAAATGCAATCTGATACTGATACTTAGCAATAATAAGCACAGCAGAAGGAATGCTGCCATTTTCAAGGGATGTAAGAAGAACATCGTAAAGACGGCGGAGAAGTACACCAGAGTCATTATCAAGATTATTGACGACCCATTTACGAACTTCCGTAAAGTTCTTTTCTTTGAGACTTTTAATGAGATCATTTAGAGAAACATCGGAGAACGATGCGAGGATACCAGAGTCAATCTTACCACCAGTTGAGTAACGTTGGATCTCATTTAGAACCCTTCGGAAATCTGGGAAGTGTTTCGATACCAATTCCGCCACGACTTTTTGATCATATTCAATCTTTTCCACATCCAAGATTGATTGAAGTCGTTGAAAGAAAGATCCTGCAAGTTGAACTCTTTGCTTTCCTTTGATTGTAAAATCGATGACTGCACAACGGGAGTGAAGAGGTTCGATAATTTTGTTCTTGTAGTTGCAGGTGAAGATGAATCGGCAATTGCTATAAAATGCCTCAATATTTGCCCGTAGTAGGAGTTGTACGTCGTTTCCTGTGTTATCTGCCTCATCGATGATGATGACTTTGTGTTTAGAAGATCCCGTAAGTGAGACGGTCGAAGCGAAGTTCTTTGCTTGGTTCCGTACAGTATCCAGGAAACGTCCTTCGTCGGATCCGTTGATGACATAGTAATCTGCCCCTAATTCATTACACAGTGCTTTTGCAATAGTGGTTTTACCAATACCAGGAGGACCTGCAAGAAGGAGATTTGGAATCTCACCCTTCTCTACAAACTCCTTAAATGTTTTTTTAGTATCATCAGGAAGAATACAATCCCCAATTACTTGAGGACGATATTTTTCCACAAAAAGAAATTCACTTGTCATAATTTAGACCCAATCAGGTTTGCGTTCAGGCATACGGAGGTAATTATCAGACACCCAAGGCTTGGATGCAATATACCTCTTGTATGCTTCAAATGTATCAATAGTGTCGTCAAACTTCCATTCCTCAGGCATAGCACGAGCAAATGGAGTCACTTCTGTAATCTTGCCCCTGGGAAACAAATAGTATGCATCCACAAGAGTTTTATAACAGGAGTGAGTTTTATTATACCGCAGGCAGTATTCATCAGACAAGTTCAATCCCCACTTGATTAACCAGTAGGCATTATGGATGCTCTCCAGTGCCCACTTGGTGCAGGGATGATTGCGGAATGCTCCTTTCTCGGTCTTGTAGGGAGTTCCATCTGCCTTAGGGAGAGTGCCGTATCCGTGTCCCCACTTTTCTGATGCCACGATCGAAAGCATTTGACAGCACTCTAATGGCATTTTACATATGTGCTTATCCGGAAGTACGATTGCACTCTCCGCAGGAAATGGATTTGTAACGAAGATGTTCATCAACCAAATGTAGAATCAGGCTCCAGAGCAATATGATAGGTCACATCAAAGGAAGTATTCTTGAATCGTGACAGAAGTTTACGTGAAATAACAACTTCATAAGAACCAGGAAGAATCTTGATGTTTTCTACCTTGAAGTTAAAGGAGAATGTTTCATCAGTTTCACCAACAATCACAGAGAAGTCGTTAGAGGTATCATTCTTCTTATCACGAACCACCAGTTTCACAACACCTGCTTCACCAACCACAGACAGGTCAGGAAGTTGATAAACAGCAGCAGCCTTAAGGAGTTTATCAAGTTCTTTGGTATCAAGAAGGAAACAAACATCTTCAGAAGGAAGAGAGATTTCTTTATCGGGAGGAGTGATGATTACATTAGGATCTGCAAAGAAATACTTGGAACGAGACTTGCCTTCTTTGATAACGACATAACCATCATTCTGAAAATCAAGTTCAGCATTCTGATGGAGATTGAGACCATTTAGAAACTGGTTCAGATCATAGATACCAAAATTTTTAGGGAGTTCTTCTTCAATTGTTGCTTCTGCAAGAATGTTCTTCATTACAGAAATAGTGCGAAGAGTGCTTCCTTCCTTAAACAGAATAGATTGGTTGATGGAAGAAAAATTCTTCAGCAGAGTCAAAGTTTTATCAGAGAGTTTCATAGTTTTGTCTTGAAGTTTCATAATCAACGGAATTCGTAAAGTCCATTATCTTTACGGGTGTAATGCCCATCGAAGTGGAGCAGAAGCATAGCATAGTGAATGACTTTGAGAAGGTCACGCTTATTGCGTCCATCTTTATCACCATAACGACTTCCATACTTAAGAATATTTGATTGGCAAAAACCAACTGCAAGGTCTTTTGCTGCCATCAAATCGATAGTTTGAATATCTTTATAGTCTTCATTATGCCCACAGTAGTGACTACCATAGGTGCTAGTTACATAGTCCTCAACATCTTTGAGAATTTTATCTTCGTTGTATTTCCAAAGATGATTAGTAGGTTCAGTCATAGTAATAGTTTGTTCAATCATAAAAAGAGGAGGCACTTTTTACCTCCCCATATTCTATCAGTTTACTTGAGGTTCGTCAACGAGCATCTGAAAGTCAGCATCAACCTTATCATACAATTCGATGAATGCTTGCTTGGTTTCATCATCAAATCGTGCAGTACAAACATCAATTGCTTTTGCTTTGTTACCAAAGATGCTGTAAGCACGAATGATGTGAACCAAACGACGGGTGCTGATGATTTCCTCAATACCACCATCGTAGAAGGTCTTACGGATGATATCTGCCCAGTCTACAAGACGTTTGCAGAAGTCACGGTCTTCCACACCAAGGTCCAGAGCGATGCCTTCCAGAATCTTTTGCTCAGTAGCAGGAGCGGGATAGGACTGCTCAAAGGTCACAGGAAATCGTTCCAGGAATGCTTCGTTGAGCACGTTGGTGCCGATGAATCGTCCATCATCAGAACCTTTGCCCTTGGTGTTTGCGGTAGCAATCACGTTAAACCCAGCAGCAGGTTTTACCCAACGACCAATCTTTTTCAAGAAGACACCTTTACCTTCAAGGATAGATTGGAGACACAAAATTTTGTTAGAAGCAAGGTCGATTTCATCCAGAAGAAGAATAGCACCACGTTCAAGTGCCTCAATAACGGGTCCGTTGTGCCAAGCAGTGTTTCCATCAATAAGGCGGAAACCCCCGATAAGGTCGTCTTCATCAGTTTCAATCGTAATATTTACACGGATTAGTTCACGATTAAGTTGAGCACATGCTTGCTCCACAGAGAACGTTTTACCATTACCCGAAAGACCCGTAATGAACGTAGGATAAAAGAGACGGGACTGAATAATTTTTTTAACATCAGCAAAGTTACCAAACTTGACGAAGGTATCATCTTTTTCAGGAATAAGATTTTGCTCTACAGGAGGAACCACTGCGGGTGCTTGGAAAGTACGTTCGATTTCTTCTACCTTTTGTTGTGTTACTTCAAGATTCCATTTACCACGACCTGTTTTAAACTCATCAATTTTCTTAGTTACTGTTTGATAGTTTGCATCATTCAGATTACACCATGCACGAACATCAGCACTGGTAATGTTATTACCGTACAGTGCCTGAAGAGAAGTTCGGATGTAGTCGGAGGAGAGTGCCATGTGTGTTTCGTTTCAACATAGTCATTATAGAGCAAAAAAGGGATCTCAAGGACCCCCAGTGGACAGTTGTCCAACTGTCCATCATGCCACCAAAGAAATAAATTCACCAAGAACTTTCTTATTTAGTTTCTTAGTTTTAAGAGATTTGACAAAAGCAGATTTGATTTGAGATTTTGTAGCACATTCGGCAACTTCAAACTCAGTATCCTGAGAAAGTGCCGATGCAGACATTCCAAAGTATGCATCATATCCAGAGTTGGTGATAGTGAAACTACGCAGTTTTCTCCAGTCACTCTGGATTTTTTCATACTGCTTATCAAGTTGAGAGTGATATAGTTTGATGAAATTGTAAGCACTACGGCTCTCAAGAACACGAATACCAATAAAGTTCATGGAAGAAAACTTATCCTTGAGGTTCCTAAGAAGAGTATCGGTAAAAGCATGATAACCATGATCAACATTATATGTTGTTCCAAGTTTACGATCACGAAGGAAAGTATTTTCGGGATGAACATAACCAGTCCCAAGGATAGGATTTTTTGAATAAGAACGATGAACCTCTTTATGGTAAACAAGTTGACTTGCTTCACCATCAGTTAGAACAATACACTGAACCTTCTGGAGTTTGTTATCTTTCTGAAACTTAGGAAGAATTTGGTGCAGTGAAATTAGAGCCTCATTTAGAGGAGTTCCAGAAAGACACAGACGATTTGGATATGTATATGGAGATTGATAAGTTCTATCAAAACAATAAGCAAGACGCCAGATATTGAGAAGTTGATGTTCCAATTCTTTACCATTTACTTTACTTGTAAGAATATTCATCATAGAAAAAGTTTCATCTACAACCAAAAGACTCTCTTTCTTTTGATAATGGGGGATGCGATCAGCAGCGATATAACGGTCGTTTTCATAATCATATTCCGCACGACGCCACTCGTTAGTGAATGCATAAACCTCAAAAGGAATAGACACTTTCTTACAGAACCAAATAAGATTGAAAAGTTGCTTACAAGTATCAAGCATCACATCACACATAGAACCACTCCAGTCCAGTACAAACACCAGACCATGATTCTTACCATCAGGAATTACAGAAACTTTTTTAAATAAGTCTTCGTTGTACTTGTAAGTATGGAGACGTGTAGTATCAAGAACTCCAGTGCGAGCAGTTGATGCGCGAGCATACTGATCTGCTGCTTTACGACATTCAAACTCTTTCACAAGATAATTCACTTCTTTCTGCGCAGAAGATTTAAACTTCTTGAATTCCATATCAGATTCTTTATAAAGATTTACTGGAGTATATCCTTTCTCATTTGCATGACTATTATGAAGTTTCTGTTGTTGTTCAAAAGAAAAATCAATCTCTTTATGAACATCAGAGTTCTTGGCAATAACAGTATCAAGATTTAATTGAGGAACTTCAACATAAATGTTTTCGTATGTATCATCTTTTACAAGATCACGAATCTTTTCTTCTAGAGAATCAGCTGTGCGAACTTCAGGTTCACTATTATCATCACCAGATTTTACTGGTGTCTGATCTCCTTGAGCAGTTCCTCCATAGGACCCATCACCCTCTTCTGGTTGAGAGTTATTACTCTCACCTTCTCCCTCAGAAGAAGAGTCATTTGTCTCCACAATTTCACTTGCGGGAGACTGAGAATCTCCACTCATTTCATGAGAATCAAAGTCAGCAACCTTTTGTTCTTGCTCCTTTTCTTTCTTGCAGTATTTGTAAAGTTCTTCTGCAGCAATCAGAACATCTGCAAAAGTTTCGGATACAGAAATCAAATCAATAATTTGTTTTTCCTCTGGTTTAAAATCCAGAGTAATAAAGTTTCCAACCTTAAAGTAAAGATTTACTCGGTCAGCAAGGTTGAAAGTAGAGATATCCTCATCAGCAAGTTGAAAGAAATCACCCTCATTCAATTCCTTATATCCGTTGAAGAAAGTCTTCGCAAGTCCAGCATACTTGCGTTTCATCAACTTCTCAACACGAGCATCCTCAACTACATTCACAAACTGGGGAGGAACTTTTACTTTATCCAACCAATCCTCATCGGGAGTGAAGAGAGCGTGACCCACTTCATGACCCACCAGAAGATCATAGACAAGGTTACTTGCTTTCTCCCACAGAGGAAGAGTTAGAACACGAGTATGAACGTTGAAGCAAGCAGTAGAAACTTTCTTGTGCTCAACCACAAGATCTTCAGTAGCAAGCAACTTTGCAAGTTGAGATTTGATTTCGTGTCGAACGGGCATCGGATTCGTTTCGTATGAACCCATTATACAAAAAAAGAGGGTGGTAAAACCCTCTAGTGTGCCAGTTTAAAAAGTGGTCTAACGACTTATCCAAGTTCTCCCATCGCTTGTTGTTTGCGAAGTTTCTTAGGATTCTTAGTCTTGTCTGCAGAGTAGTTATTATCATCCTCATCATCAGGATCAACAGCACTACGATGTCTTGTACGTCTTTCTGCATCATCCAGTTTTGAACGCATTCTCTTTGCTTCATCGGGAGAATACCTTCTACCACTGTTATACCATTCCTTACCTACATGACCTCTCTTCACAGAATCAGCACGAGCAGCAGATGCTTTTGCTTTTTTACGATTTGCCTTGAAAGTTTTCATATCAAGACCCTCATCAATCATAATACTTTCTCTCCACTCTTCACTCATGTTCACCATAATTGCTTCTGCTGCTTCTGGTGTTTCAGCATATCCTTCATCAAGAAGATGTGAGAGGATAATGTCGTAGAGGTCTACTTGTTCTTTTCTAACCTTAACTTTTGGTCCTTTTGGTGCATTTGCTGCTAGGTAAATCTTTGCTGCTCTGTTTCTTTTCTTTTTATCATCAGAATCAGCAAGTTCATCAGACTTTTTCATCATACGACCATATGGTAATGGTTTTTCTCCTTCATCAAGTTTCTGATTTTCAACAACTTCCATATATGCTTCTTGAAGATTGCGAAGTTCTTGTGCGTTCATGTTACAAATGCTTTTTAGTTATTTATAAAAAAGAAGAGTCTCGTTGATTGAGACTCTTCTTGAGTGCTTGTCTTCGTGCTTTTGCTTGTCTAAGTGCTTGTGGTTTAAGTTTTCGTTTTTGTTCTTTTTTGGAGTGATGCTGCCAGTTTGGAGTGTTCATTATCTTTTGATGATTCAGGACATCATACGTGAAAAACCCTTGACTTTCTCAAACTTTATGACACTTTCAAATCTGTCCTCCATACCTGCCTTATGGGAGATAATGAAGACATTAGAATCTTTCACAACATATCGAATAATCTTAATAAAGTCCTCTGTTCCTAATCCATCAAGAGATGAATCAAATACTTCATCCAAAATCAAAAGATTAGTATTGGTTGAATTTTTGAACTTGGCAACTTCACGCCAGGTAAAGAGAAGTGCCAAGTCAATTCTTTGTTTTTCACCTTCACTGAAAGAAGAATAAGAAAAATCTTCATGAATAGGAGATTGAACAGTTTCATTAAACTCTTCATCAAGTGTGAAGTTAATGTAGAAATCCAACATTTGCAGATACCGATTAACTTGTTGATTAATCAGTGGCAGATACTTTTTAATTATTTTGGATTTTACACCACTATCCTTTAACAAAGAATAAGAGAAATCGTGATACTGAATCAGATCCTTCTTTCCAGATAGATCATCATATACTGATTTTAAATCCTTTTTAAAGTTTTCTAATTTCTCATGTTCAGAATTTCGGTTTGCAAGGTTCTCGGTAATAGTTTGAATTTCAGATTCAAGATTTCGGATTTGTTTTTGTAATCCGTTAATCCTAATATTGTTTTGAGAAATGCCATGCGTTAGGTTTGTTACCTCTTTTGAAAGATCAAGGAATTGGTGCTCTCGTTCTTCTTCCTTTTTAATTGCCTCCTCTAGTTCTTTATAACCAGATTGCAACTCTTTTGCATTATCTTGAGCACTCTTAATTCTATTTAACCTAAACTCTTCCCCTATACTTTGAGTGCATGTAGGGCATACCGTATTCTCGGTGAAGAACTTATGCTCTTTGGTAATTGTAGATACTTTCTGAGAGATCTTTCCCTTAAGGTTTCCCAACTTACGAAGTTTTTCTGTTGCTCCAACATACTCTTCTAGTTGTTTTTCTAATAAAGTAAGTTTATTAGAAATCTCAATATTTTCTTCATTATAATTGCCAATTTCTACATCAATATTGGCAATCTTTTCTTTGTTGGCATTTATGTTGGCATTACCAAGATTCTCCAACTCGTCAATAAAGTTCTGTTGCATTTGAACTTTATCTTTTACTGATTCTTTTTTCAGTTCAAGAGTTTTGATCTCTTCCTTCAGAGAACGAATCTTTTCCTTGATAATGACATTCATAGAAGAAAAGATCTTAATATCCAAAAGATCTTCAATCACTTCCCTGCGGCTTGCAGCAGACAATTGCATGAAAGGAACAAAGTTACTACTACCCAGAATCACAATCTGAGTAAATGACTTATAGTTCATTTTCAAGATAGATTGTTCCAGATACTTCTGCTGATCAATCGCAGAAGAACTTTGATCCAGAACAGATCCATTACGATAGATCTCAAAGATATTTGGTTTGATCCCACGACGAATCATCCAATCAGTAGAACCAATCTTTAGTTCAATCTCCACAAGACAATCTTTCTCGTTTGTGGAGTTGATGAGTTGTGGTTTATTAATCTTACGGAAAGCTTTCCCAAATAGCACAAAGCACAGAGCATCAAGAATGGTACTCTTACCTGCTCCATTATTCCCCACAATCAAAGTGGTTGAATTTTTATTCAGTTCAACTTCGGTGAATTGGTTTCCAGTAGAAAGAAAGTTTTTCCAACGGATTTTTTCAAACAATATCATTTTCTTTGGGGGGAATCACAATGTCATTAGGTGTAATGATAACATACTCATGTCCATGCATTTCACAAACATTTACAAGTAAGTCACTGTCTATTTCCATTACATGCATTTCAGGATAATCTTCATCTTCTAACATCATGGCAAAACGAGCAGCATCATCTTCCTCTTCAAAGAGATAAAGAACTTGATCTCCATCTTCGTTGACTACTGAATAAGCACCCTCGTCTTCTCTGCCACTGATTGTTAGGATAAACATTCTACACTAGTTCGCAAGCCTCTTGATATACTTCGGAAATAAGTTTTTGAACAATTGATTTATCAAGTCCAATCTCTGATTCCTCTACATATCTATTCAAGATAGAAAGTGTATCTTCTGACTCAAATGCTTCAAACTCCTCATTCTCTTGAATTTGGAAGTTTTCTACAACTTTGAGTTCTGCGACATTAGAACTATAAAGTTTATCAATAAACTTTTCAAACTTCTTAAGATCTGTTTTCTTGCGAACAATCACACGAACGATCTTGTTTTCATACTCACGAGTATCAAAAGTTTGATAGTTAGTATCCTCATAGTAAATGCTATAGAACATTCTATAAGGATTATTGACAGGAGTATGTTCCAAGGTTTCAGTATCAAAGATAGTAAAACCTCTGGTGTCATTTACATCATTCCAATACAATTCATAAGGATTTCCTAGATAAAATACTACTCCGTTGTCCGATCGAGTGTGATAGTGTCCCGAGAAGACACGGGTGAACTTACCAAATAGTTTGCTCTCCAAACCATGCTCCATGACGATTTGGTTATTAACTCTAAATCCCTGGAGTTCAAGGTGCCCCATCGCACAGTTGCAAGTTGTCTTTTGAATAAGTTTGAGAGTGCGTTCTTCATTTTCTTGATTGATCCATGGAATAAAAAGTGTATTTAATTGACCCAACATTATTTCGGTTGGTTCAGAATACACAGTCACATTATCATATTCACGCAGAAGAAGATCAACCGCATTCACCTGATTCGTGTTCTTATAATAGGCAGTATGGTTTCCAACAATAGTGTGGACCTTTACTCCCATTTCGTTGAGACGATCATAGTAATTATTCTTTGCCCACGATAGAGCAGAGAAGTCAATACCTTTACGACTATCAAAAGTATCTCCCATGTCCACAACAGTAGTAATCCCATGCTCTTCGAGTGTTGGGAAAAATACATTATTGTAGAACTTTAGGAAATAATCATGAAAGAGTTTGGAATTCTTTCTTGCCCCAAAGTGCTGATCACTAATAATTGCTACTTTCATTCAATAACGAAGTTTGGAGTGTACTGCGTCCTTGATGCTATTATAGTCGGAGTAGTCGGATCCGTCAACACTTCCACTCTCAAAAACCTGATCAAATCCAGTTCTCTCAAGAATTTTATTCTTAATTTCCAGTTGCTTCTTCTCTTTCTGAATGCGCCTCAAAAATGCGTAGTGAATAATCTGAGTGAAGTAAGCAAATGGATTCTGAGATTTCTCTGGATTAAAGTTATGAATGTACTGAACACAGTTCTCAATACCATCACAAATCATGTCATCCTTGAACATGTAGTTGACAAAATTTGGTTTGAATGATAAATGATTTGCAATCTTCAAGAAGCACTCACCAATATACCTGGGAATTTGTGGCTTGGGATTACCTTTGATTTTGGCAATCTCAACATCCTCACGATACTTAATCAGTGCAGCAAGAAACTCTTTATTGTTGACATAATGCTCTGACCTCTTTCTTTTGGTCATAACTGCTGTTGTTATCATTAGGTTATCTCATAATATGTATGAATTCTACCACCTATCCTAATAGTTGACAAGGTGTCTAAAACTGTGTAGAATACCTTTGTTGGGTTTGAAGATCAGGCTCTAGCTATTCTTATAGAGTTTCTCTAAGATCTCTTTAGCATCATTAACGTTAGCAAGATATCCCATCTTACGAGAGATCTTTGATTCATTATTCTTTGTTTTAAAACTTTCTCTACAATAAGTTTGGTACATAGAAATCATTTCAATATCAGAAGATTCAGTCATCGTAAGAACATCTTCTATATTAATAATGAACATATCTTCTGTGGTTGTTTTTAACCAAGGTTCTATTTTATATCCCATTACTCCAGATCTTCCTTTGATCTCAGAAACAATAATGGGATTAGTAACTAAAAGAAGAGTTCTATCATCTTCTTCGGTAGCTGCTACCTTTGCGAAGATTTCCTCTCCAGTTTTAAGTTTGATTGTGGAATAAAAATCATCTTCTATCATTTGCTCTTTAGTTGAATAGTGATTATCTCATAATTGAATTGCTCTTCATTATAAATTTTAATTCTTTCTATGAAGTGGTTTAAAGTGTAGTTCTTTCTTGATTGAATTGTACAATCATCAGAGATGTCGTAGAGGACTGCTTTAGTTTTATTTTTTCCTTTTCTAAGAACTCTTCCAATCGATTGAAGATTTCTAACTCGTGATTTACTGGGTGAAGCAAAGATAACGTTATGGAGGCTCTTAATATTAATACCTGTAGAAAATGTTCCATAAGAAGCAACGATGATTGCGTTGTTTTCTCTTTCAGTAATTTCCCTTACCAATTCTCTTTCTGTGGCATCCACCCCACCATGAACGAAAAATACTTTACGATCTTCACGGTTATTCTTATTTATTAGTTCATAGAGAATTGCACCATGAGTTTCTACTCTTGAGAAAAGAACTAAAGTGTTTCCTTTCAAGTCAAGAGAAAGATTTGTAATAAACTTATTTCTTTGTTCGTGAGAAATCAAATATTGTATCTCATCTTCATAAGTTTCAAATCTTTGAGGTGGGTGTTTGAGAACAAGGCACTGAATATCTAACTGAGAAAGATGACCTTGCTTCATTAGTTCTGCAGTTTTGGTTACTTTATATGATGGACCAAATAAACCTTCAAGAACCCATTTGTGAGTTTGAGTTCCATCAAGTGTTCCAGTAAATCCAAACCTAAATTTTGCATGATGAAGTTTGGTCATAATCTGAACAAGAGATTTGCTCTTGAACAAATGTGCTTCATCACCTATAATGCAACCATAATCTTCAAAGAAAGAACGATCTAACTTATATACGGATTGCCAAGTAGTAATGGTAACTGCGTATTCGTTTGTTTTCTCTCTACCAGAATAAATCTTGTGGCAATATGACTCAGCATCCCAACCGTAATCTTGGAAATCCTTGTACATCTGTTCTACAAGAGATGTCGTCGGAACAATTAAAAGAATTTTTTGCCCTTTATCCACATAATATCTTACAATCGAATAAATCATCAGTGATTTGCCAGATGCAGTGGGGCTTATCAATAGTTTTCTGTTATGCCTTAGAGCATCATATACTCCCTCTACTTGATACTCCCTCGGAGAATGGGCGCAAATAGATTTCATGTAATCTTTTACACCTTCGTAAGAAATCTCTTCATTAACTTCAAAGGGTAGTCCGTAGAATCTATTGTCTTCAAACTTATAAGTGTATCCATATTGCTTACAGAAGGATACTAACTTATCTAAGAGACCAACATAAATCTGTTTGGATCTCATATCATATAAATGAATTTCCCCATTCCAGTTTCTTCCTCTGTACTGGGGCATAAATTTTGCATTAGGAACCTCAAACTTAAAGTGATCTCTAAGTTCGTATTCTATATGAGGTTCCGTATTAATCTTTAAAAATACTTCGTTGGATTTTGAAATAACAAGATTTGCTGTCGTATCAATCACATATATCCATTCATCTATGGATATTTATTTACCCCAGTCCAGCAGTAAATCTAACAAACTCGATAGCATTTTTAATTTGGAAAGTTCTATTTTGAATCATCTTCAGAATACTTTCAATATAATTCAACATAGTATCATAATAATCAATCTTCAAACATACCTGAGAAAGTTTCTCGTCAGCATCTAAGTATTTTTGAAGAGTTTCTTTATCACGAATTTTTTTAGGAAATGGATTCTCCACATAAACATCAGGATCTGCTTTTCCAGTATAATACTCATAACGATCATGCCTGATATTTTTCCTTTGTTGTTCTGCCTTTTTCTTTAAAAGAATAATATTGTTATAAAGATCAAAATACTTTGAATGAAGAACAGGAATATTTAAAGATTCAGTGTGTAAGTTGTCAGCATCAATTTTAGAATCCTGTTCCCACATTTTTTGGATTGTATCCAAGTCAAAATTCATAATGGATTATCAGCATTATCTACTATATTGTAGATAGTATACTTGAAAGTGACCTCTGCAGTCAAATAATCAATATCACTATCTGTAGCATCAAATTGAAGATCCGTCAACGAATATGGAAATACATCTAAAAATTTAACTTTAAAATTTGAATTGTTTGAACTTGTAAGAATAGAAAGAGTTGCATCAGAATATAAATTCATCTGAGATTTTTCTTGTAAACCCATGCTTGGATTTGATCTTTGCCATTCATAAATTTCATCCAAACTTTCTGGATATCCAATACCCCTCATCCAGTTTTGAATTTCCATGTAGTTCTCAAGGTTCTCATCTACAAGAAATCTTAGAGTTAGATCATTAAAAGTTATTTTATCTCCAGGAATATCAATATCCTTGAGATATGTTGATTGAACTGCTACTCCCAAGTTTATTCCTGGAATATTTGTTGAGTTTCCAAAGAATGCTACTTTTGGTGCTCTGTTTAAAGTAAACTTAAATCCTACAGGAGATAGAAAGTTTCTATTCTGTATCTGATTCTTATAAGCGTTTGTAACTGCCATTTTTTGAATTATTTATCGGTTTTCCTTATAATGTCGGATCCTATGGCAATTTGCACATATCATTACGCATTTTTCTGCTTCTTTTAAAATATTTTCATAATTTCCATCAAGACGAGGTGCTATTTCAAAAGATTTTATTAATGGATCTATGTGATGAAAATCGTAACAACAAGGTGGAAATACTCCACCACAATCATTACATTTATTGTTAAAGTGTTCTACAAGTTTTAACTTTCTTTCATCACGTCTTCTCATTACATATAATTTATGATTTTCTTTATTTCTTTTTACACCTGATTTTGAGATATAATCTTTACCAATATTTAGATCTGTTGGTCTTGGCATATCACAACTAATATTTAACATTTTTTATTTATAAAAAAAGAGGGTCTGAAGACCCTCTTGAAGTTTGATGCGAACAAAACTCACATCAAATTCTTAACAGCAACTCTTCTGTAGTAACGGTTGCTGTTGACACGCAGACGACCCAGACCCTGAGTAGTACCTTCTGCAAATGGGTTTGCAACGATACCATAACGGGTCTTAAAGCCGATCTTGGGCTGGAAGGTGTTCTCACCAACGGCACGTACCATTTGGAGAGGAACATATGGGCAATAGAACAGACCAGCATCATATGCACTGGAACCCTTATAACCAACAACGTAGTATTGGTTGGTGCCTTGTGCGAGACCACCGTTATCGGCAGCAAGGTTTGCCGAATATGGGTCGATGTATACTCTGTACTTACCTTGGATAGTACCAGCAAAGGTGTTGCCAGTATCATCAACGTTCAGGTTTGCATTCAGAGCAGGGGTGTAATCAAGAACACCAGCCATGGTCAGTGCTGAAGCAACGTCAGCAGAGCACATGATGATGTTACCCTTTCCACGACGAGTTCTCTGAGCAATTCTGTTAGCATCTCTTTCGATCTGGAACAGAAGACCCTTGAACTTCTCAACCGACCAACGACCGTTGGAATCGATATCGAGGTCAAATACACCAGCAGTTGCGGTATTTTCTACAGCACCCTGTTCAGCAATCTTGTAGATGGTTCTGATAACTTCACGGTTGATCTCAGCAAGAATCTCGGTTGAGAGAATGTTTGCGAGTTCAGCCTCAGCATTCAGACCATGAATTGCCTTGAGGTCTTGTGCCAGTTCGAGTGAATACTCGGCCTTCAGTGCTCTGGACTTTGCAGTAACGGTGACTTTCTCGATCGAGAATGCCATCTGGTTGAACTGATCACCAGCACCATCGCCAAGGTTTTCAGCATCACCAGTTACCATGCCCTGACCAACATTATATGCGGTCGAGGTTGCGGTTCCAACAGGGTTCAGGATTGAAGGGTTGGTGCCGGACTGAGTAGTCGTACCAAGACCAACAGCAGCATCAGAGAATCCTGCAGACTCATCAAGTCCACTATCTTGACCAGAGAAAGCACTATCAACTTCGTTGTAGAATGATTCGGTTCCACTCTGGGTGTTATAACGGGAACGCATCGCAAAGATGAGTCCAGTAGGACCACTCATAGGTTGAACACCAGCCAGGTCATATGCGACCAGGTTAGGCATAGAACGTCTGATCAGTGAGATCAGAACTGGGTCGAAACCTGCGGTAGGACCTGCAGCAGCAGACCCAGCACCGAAACCACCAGAACCACCAACAGCATTAGCTGAGTTGGTTGGGTTTTCCATCAGGTTGAAGCTGCTACCAAATGCAGCTTCTTCTCTTAAAAATTTTTCTTGGTTTTCGAGCAGGACGGCGGTTACCGCTCTACGATGGGAATCTTTGATTTGATCAAGACCCTCATAGTTGAGGAGTGGTGCCCACTTTTCCTGCAGATGCTCGGAATGGAACATTTGCGTTTACCTATTGTGAATGTTTACGTTTGATTTAATCTTAAATTCAGTTTTTAGCAACAGCCTGAAGAGTTCTCAGGTATGCGGCCATCGGACCCG